GTGGCCTTACGGCGCGATTCGCGCAAGCAATAAAAGATATTGCCCACTTGAACCACATCCTACAGGATCTGGAGAAGAGCATCCGCGTGCTTTCAGCATGCGTAGTCTGACTACACAACTTAGTCGCACTTGAACTAAGGTTCAACCCTCCGACAAAGCTCTCATAAGGCGATGTCGGGTGGCTACCCCTCTCACACGGAGAGGAGCGACCGAGTTTAGTCAGAGAGGTATCTAGTTTGGTACGAACCCCAGCTTAATGGTAAGCAATAGCGACGGCCGATCTGGGAGCGGTCTGTAAAGGCCACCCAGATTTGGTGTCGGTGAACATCACCGTCGTCATCTACGACGTTATCATGGATCAGTGGAAGCCCGTCCGGGAGGACGGCCTCCTTCCGGAGCTACATGACCGCACGCTACATCTTTCGAGCGTTTAGTCTGTAATCTCCGGAGCCCAACCCGCTTGCGGGATGGGGGAGCGAGAAAGCCTCGTCACTCATCTGTTCCTAGATAAGACGCGAGTAGAAATCCTTGAGGGGAACAAGTGAACGGCCTGCAGCAGCAGCGAAGCAGCTGTAGCAATCCACTTCCTCAGGTGTCTCTACCGCGATACGGTGAATCATCCCTGTGATCTCGGAGTCTCTGAACTGCCGTTCGACCTCAGTCGCCGCTGCCCTAGAAAGATGATCAGTCTTCTAGATCAGCGATGTCGAAAGACCGCGACCGGAACGAGCTACAGCTCGGGAGACTTGAAGGTCCTCATGACCCTCAGGTCCTCCCCGGCGGCTTTGCCAGGGAATACCTCCCAGATCCAATGGATAACCCGGTACCAAAGACAGTCTCTTCTCGCAGAACTCATTCAGCCACGGGAGACGGACATTCACGTATCTCCGTATAGGCTCAGCCAGGACGGGCCTCAGAATTAACGTTCCGAGGATCACCGCCTGCTGGACACCCACGGAGTCCACGCGAATTGGGATGTCCCTCTAGCACTCTCTGGGCAAACCCCGGGACACTAGCGACTTCACAGGTAGAGCTCCAACCGAAGCTCCCCGTGCAACCCGCCCGTCCTCTAAGGTTAATTCAAAGAGGCGCTCTAGGAACACACCCCTAACCGTACAATCCCTACTAGCTGCCACGCACTCAAAGTGTTTACCGGCAGAAGCGGATCCCCCGCAATCAGAGACGAGCTACTTGTACAAAGAAGCCCCCCTGATCGTGGTCGCCAGCAGGGCATCATCGCCACAAATATGAAACTTGTGGCGCCCTCGGCAATTCCGACTTCTGCTTGAACCTTTGACTTCTGACATCCACCACAAATGGATGAGAGATAACACAGCCCAGGACGTGGGTAGTCCCATAAGCGCACCACGCGTGCTCGTAACAACGTCGCCATTTGGATAGCGAAGCTGTTGCGGGCCGGTGGTCAACCGTAAAACGGCTAGTTCTTACTAGCTGAGCCTTCCACTCTCCTCGATGCCGCTAACCAAAGCATGCATCAAGTCGAATGGTAACAGGTCGGTTGCCCGCGTAAGGTCCGTCGAAACAAGGACCTCCGGGGCCGCGCCCTGAAATAGTGAAATCATCTCGTCATCTGTGGCACCCGTCAGGGGTGCGTGACAGCCAGGTGTCTGTTTGAGCGCCGGAAGAAGTCTCTGTCTTACGCCGTGCGCCAATGTTTACAACCAAGCTGGACCAACAGTAACCACACGCGTTTTGAGCCCTGGCTCAGATAAGGCTTCGACTCTATGAAGAGGGATCTATTGAGACTCCTACCGCTAGAGCTCCGCCGCCCAACGGATTACCTCCTGACACGGGTTCAACGTGCCAGGCAGGATATCCTCCCTTCGATCAGGCGGGAAATCAATTATTTCCCCATCCTCACCGAAATCTTGGGCTAAGAAGTTCTCCTCACGGTATTTGTCGCGCCAGTAGCCCAGATTACCGCCTTTTCCGGCCCCACGTTCCCAACACGATGATCTCGTCGGGAAGGTGGAGGTACGGATTCCATCTTTATTGGAAGCAAGGTTTCGTCTGGCCCATCTTCGAGCGAACCGCCGAATCGATACCAGGTGCTCAGGGTGGTTGTCGCCAACACAGAAGCTACTTGTATAATCTTCATGATGCTATCTTATTGCATCTTCTCTGGCCTCGCGGTCGGCAGGTGGCAGAGCTCTCCCGATGAAGGAAAGTTATGCGTCCCTTAAGGATCCGGATGAAAGGATCCACTGTCGACGGTGTTCCCCCGCCATGCTTTTGAGCTTGCGGAGTTCACCCATGCGCTCGCTCCCGTGAAGGGAGTCTGCGGCGAGTGCAGAGTTTTGAAGTTCACAATTGTCTTCGATGTTGCGGCTGTCTACCCCTAACGCGCCATAGCATGCAAGCACCGCCCGTGTCGCTAATCCAGGGGAGGAGAGTACGTCATGGCGTTTTAGTCCTGTCTCTCGTCTGCAGCGTCGCTGTCTGCGAGATTAAGGCATCGCCAGAATTCGTCTCCCTGTCTTAGGTCGAAGTGAACCGAACCGCCCTAGCCGACGTGCCTATTAGGCAGTCAGCCGGAGCGCTTCAACTCCTTCCCTTGACCTCCCTGGTGGAGCACCGAGTGGTGGGAATCTTGCATCCTAAAGTGCGCGTCTAACGCATTAGTGATGCTGTTGGGTCCGTAACCGAACTCTCTCTTTGAACCGTTACCGTTGACGCCTCCATCGTGCCTTGGCTCCTGACGTTACTCTCTCTAACCCACTTGATCTCTCAAGTGGTCCGGATCGAGAACCAGCCGCCGGTCCCTCCACCTACGAAGGGGCCAACCGCTGGCCGTCAGGTCCCGTCGGGGCACGGCGTTGCGCATTATTCAATAGACGGTTAGCAGGAGAGTGGGACTGACCATTTCGAAGTCCGAACCGTGATTTTCGAAACCAGGTCCTTCATACCTCAATGGGTCAAGCCTAGGGGATACCCAATCCCCAGGTCATCTTCGCCATCGCCGAAACCGGTAATTCCTGGAATTACAC